TCATTAACACTTAACTTCATTAGTTACGGTTGAGTTTGTTGAAGTTGTTTTTAAAATATCACTTGTATTTAGTGTAACAGAATCAGTTGAAATTGTGTTAGTGTAATAGGGATAATCACACCACCATTGATATGGGCATGTAGGCGGCATATTCGTAATTGTAGAGCCGCCGCAATATTGACATTTATCAATCCATGGCGCATATACGCGACCGCATTTTGGACAAATCCAACCTTTGTTTTCTGATTTAGTCATTTTGAGAATCCTCCTTAAATTGTTGTTGTAAAATAGGAATAATTTCATCAAAGGAATTATGTAGCATATGGTCTTCTGTGGCATACAAGCACATACCATAAAGCATCTGGTTAATCGAAAAACTACGCCGCCAATCTTTCTCATTAAGGTGATTAGTACGAATATCGAAGTAGTGGGCATAATTTTTCTTTGTAAAGATACGATGAATTTCTTCCCATACTTTATTATGCATTTCATTAATTAGCTCTAAACAATGTTCCTTGTTTCCTTCATCAAATTCTTGGCGATGTTCTTCTATAAAAGATTGCTCTAAATCTAATAGCTTGTCAGCCATATACTTCCACCCATAAAGAACACCCATTTCACACATTGTTCCAATAGCGGATTGCTCAGGACAAAGCACAGTATAATCACTATTCCATAGTCGTTCAATATCCGCTTCGCAAATTTTTTCCGCAAGATGATTGTTTTCTTCTTCGGTCATATTAGATTTGTCATTAATAGATTTATTCATTACAGGGGAATAGACCTCACCAGGGATATTCGCTTCTTTAAATTTATTATACTCATATTCGCGCGCGAGGTTGCTGCCAAATGACATAATATCGCCACCTAAGTAGCCGAGTGGTCGTTTTTGTTCAGACATTTGAATGCCCTCCTTTCTTCTTATTCTTAATTATATTATACCCGAATTTCAGTTAAAAGTCAAATGGGTAAAAAGAAAAGGAGAGCCAAAGCTCTCCATTTATATAATAGAAGCTAATTCCGCCGTTTTACTTCTTTCTGTTTTTAATAGTTTAACCATACCGAATAATTCATTTCCGCTCAATGATGTAATTAAACGTTGTAAACCATTATTTTCTTCAAATTTTTTATCATCGGTTTGAAAAATATCTCCATTAACCCAAAGTTGACTTTGGTCTCCGCATCTGCTAACAAGTAATTTGTATCCGCCGCCTGTAATATTTTGACCTTCAGATACGTAAATGATTGTTCTATCCCATGAACATCCGCGAATGAAACCTAAATTTGCGGCTTCAATAATACCCTGTTCTTGAAAATTAGATAATCCTTCTTCACCTAATATGCTCGCTAATGGGCCAAGGCCCCAAGCAATTTTTTCTTGCAAATCGCCTGACAAAAATCCTATTTCTGGAGCATCTTTAAATGGCACGAGATTGCGAATAAAAATGATTTTATCCATAGTGCCCTTTTGTATTAAATCTAATGCATGAAGAAGCATTAAATAATCTTTTCCGCTCCCAGGTGGGCCTACTAATAGTTTTACAGGTATTGCGGGATTTTGTAATAGGTCAAAAGCCATTTTTTGCTCTAAATTTAATGGTTTAATATTTTTATTTAGAAATTTATTACTTATATTACTATATTTTAAAGGACTATAACGTTGTCCGTCCCAACGCACAATATCTTTTAATTCGCTGCCTTCAAATAATTCACAATATTCATTAACTGTTGCGTTTAAAGTATTAAATTGTGGAGAGCTATATATTTCAGCGAATTGTCGATCTTGTGGATAATATTTCCCCCAGCCAGCATATTCTTTTGGCAATGGACGAGTTTCCTTTTCCCAGAATACTCCATTGATTCCAGGAATTTGCCGCGCGAATAGGGATAATGCACCATCACTCGTAATAAAACTTACTTCTTCATTAGTTTCTTTCTGTAACCAAATTGCTTCACATAGTAAGTGATGGTCATTTATATCAGATAAAAAGCTATATTTCTTTAATATTCGTTCAACTTTCTTCTGCGGAGCAAGACAATATTTAATTTGGTGAGATGTAAGAATATCCCGCACGGCCTGCCGCGCGAGATACTTTATATGTTCATCCCTATTAGAGTTCTTAATATTTTCTAATTCGCTTAGGACTAAAGGACTAATATATATATTATCAAAGACATCTAAAGCTCTATTTAGTATTGCTGAAGTGTCTAAAAAATTGATCATACGTCGTCAACTCCTATTACTACATCTACAATATTCAGTTCTTTCATTTCTTTAGCTGATAAGAACCATTGATGCCGCGCTTTTGCGTCATATTGCTCTGCAGTAATGTTTGTATTATCTAAAATAAATTGACGAATATCCGCGTCGACCTGATTGTTGAAACTTAATATATCGTTTGCTGTCTTAGTCTCTGATGCTGACAGCGCGATATAGCCGTCGTGTATGAGACTGTAAGTGCTTGGATAGCAATAGCGCGTAATATTATCATTTTTGCCGCCGGCCGCGAGAATTACCGCGGCCATAGATGCGGCATATCCACATACGATAATATTAAGTTTCTTTTTAAAGTGAGTTAAATAATTAGCGAAGAAAAATCCATCTGAAACAGAACCACCCATTGAATTGAGAATTAGAGTAATTGGCTCATCACTTTCATCTTCTTCAAATTCTTTTAGAGGTAAATAAACGTTTTCAACAATGGATTCTTCTACTTCACTATTAAAAATAACCGTGCGCTTGTGTAGAAGCTGATGGAAATATTGATATTTAATTGGGTCGAGTGAACTGGCGTCCTCGATGAAAGATAGAAAATCTAAATCTCCCATAGGAAACCTCCTTACTATTTTGTAATAGATTTGTTAATCTGATAGAATTTTAGAGAGAGTGCAATCTGCGGCATTAAGGTCATCTTTTCTAATTGAGCGAATATAAGGATGTCGAATAGAGATGCCGATGCCATCAGCAGAAGCCTGCGCAGTGCTTACCATCATTCCTCCGATGGTTAATGGACACATATGCCATTCATCATAATTATCGCGCAGCTCTGTTTTAAATTCTTCAGTTAAACCTGCAACCTTGCAGAGGGGTATAATATTACCATTTTTATCATAGACGCCGGTATAAATAGCACCAGGCCATCCATAATAGTAACCTTTTGAAATAGGATGAATTGAGCGACCGGTTTGATATTCTCCGTAATATTCTCCAAGTAATTTTTCGCCCGTGCGTTCGTCTTCCCAATAACTCCAGGCACCAATATCTTTACCGGTATATTCGCGCACAGCCGGTTCAATACCTGTAATGAAGCAATCAATATCCGCGCTAATTTCCTGTTTAACTTTACAGGTAGCCCAAGATGTTGGCCCACGTTTTCCTGGGATATAAATCATATCTTTTCGCGCACATACAGCACCTTCGCCACCTGCGGCAAAAATATCATTGATATCGTCAAAAAACGAATCATTCATTTCATGATATTCAATACCAATGACAAGAGGATTATTGATACGCTTAACTACTTCTGGAATGAATTTAATTCGCTCTTCAAACGGAGTATTAAGATGAAGTGTGCCATCTAATGCGAGAACATCAAAAATACGCCATTCAAGTTTCATATCTTTTTGGCGGGCTCGCGCTTTATCGTCGAGACACCTTAATATGGCGCCGCAATCCTTATCTATACCTCCGGGCAAATAAACTTCGCCTAAAATAATTGTATCATCATTAAAGGCTTTAATTACGTCATCCCAAAAGAATACTTTATTTTGAATTTCACCATAAGTGCCAGTCTTTTTACTAATGCCACGTGTTTGAAGGGCAGCGCGCTCCTTAGTAATAATCGCGCGCGACCAATTTCCATCATATTTTTGACTCCAGAGGTAGGCGCCACTTGCTGCCATCTGTTCAAGATGCTGGCGCTTAGTGGCAGCATCCATATTTGATGTCGGCGCCCAGTAGCGCATCGGTTCCATCGAGAATAAATCGTCCATAATTACTCCTTTTCTAACTCTTCAATTAACAAATCAGCACTTTCACTAAGCGCGGCAATATCACTACGATTTTCAATGATATATTCAAAATTAAAATCGTCTAATTCACATTCACTTATATGAGTTAGCTGATTCATCCTCATATTACTATTATAATACGGTTTTCCTTCTTTGTCAAATCTATTGATACGAATTGTTGTTACATTATCATTATACTGACAAACAGTTTCAAATTCGTTGTAGAAACGTAAATCTGGAATTAGTACATATTTCCAATCATTTGCGGTAGCTGAAATAAATTTAGCTACAATTTCAGCCCAATATGTTGGATAAGCGGCGCGTAAAGTGTCTGTTCCTAAATGTTGGAGCATTGCGCGGCCGGCCGTATCTTTGTTACCATCCCACTTATAGTACCGTGTAAGCATATCTTTAACTGCATCGCCAAAATGAATTGTTAATACGGTTTGGCCGCGAGATTCTAATTTTTCCTTTAATAAGCGCGCGAGCTCATCTTTGCCGCTTGCTGATTTGCCGCTAATCATCAAAACTTGCATGTTTTGCCTCCATTCGAGTTGTAAAAGCAAAAGCTACATAATCTCTGTTTTGTTCATCATCTAAACTTTCCATATATTTTTGAATTATATTTAGTGCGCCAATTAAAGTGTCTTCGCGCATTGCCATATCAATCCAAAAATCAGTTTGTCGTCGAACATATTCTGGAACATCAGGAAAAAGTTCTTCCATTACTTCTTCTCCTTATTCATGCGCGCGATAGCATCTAAAAAAGCTTGAACCTCTTCGCGCGTTTCTAATGTTATTCTACATTTAGGAATATCAGGATTGCGCTCTTCGGGCTGCGGTAAATTGTAAATATAATATTTTTCACCGCGAAGTGATTCCATATCGCCGATATAGGTAATGCGACTGGTCAATTTACTATGTGTTTTTTTACTATAAAGATCAATATATCTATAATCATCTTTTACATATTGCATTATATCGCGTGCTTCTGGTTTAATAGTTTCTACTAAACTACTATATTCCACACGTGTTACTTCATAAATATCATCATTCATGTTGGGCTCCTTGCCAAGTCCTTTTTAATTGGTCTGCGGCCGCTTGGGCCAATTCATCACATTCTTCATTCCAAAAAACTCCTGAATGACCAGAAACTTTTCGAAACGTATACCAAAAGTTATCAAAAAATGGAATTATTTTTTCCCATAAATCACGATTAGCGACATCTTGACCTTTGCTATTCATCCATCCATTGGTTTGCCATCCAATATACCATTCTTGTTGATAGCAATTGATTGCATAAGCAGAATCGCTATAAATAATAACTTTATCACAGTTGCGGCGAATGGAATTGGCATATTTTAGTGCTTCGCAAATCGCTTGTAATTCCATTCTTTGATTGGTTGTTCCATGTTCACTACCACTTTCATAATAAATTTTTTTACTATCTTTTACTACAATGAAGGCCCACCCACCAAAAGTATTATTCACGCCCACTTTTTTGAGTGAGCCATCAGTGTAGATTTCAATATTCAATATATGCTCTTTACTATGATGCTCTACCACGAGTGTTCCTCCCATTCCTTTTCTTTTATTATAACTCAAAATAAAAGAAAAGTCAAGTTATTACTCCATCATGTTTTCATCATATTCTGGAGTAATGGTTGTATGAGAGTTAAGAATGGTGTAAAATTTTTTAAGGGCATCAGTTAAATAATGCGCAATAGTAGAGGTGAGAATACCGGCCATAGCAACGGTGCTAATATTTTCAAATAGGTTGGTGTCCGCAGTTATGCCGAATTGATTGAGAATTTGCGGCAATAAGGAAACAATAACAGTTATTGCTAAACCACTTACAAGAATAATGCCGCCGCGGGCCAATCCAGTTAATAGTTTTTCTTTAGAAAATTGTTCTTTTAGAGTATTAAGATTGTAATAAATTCCCAATAATGTGTTAATTCCTAAAGAGCCTAAAAAGGCAAGAATTAAAATGCCAATTAGTTGTAAATTTTGTAACAAAGTATCAAACATTATTTAGTCCTCCTTTATAGGAAATCATTTTTTTCTTGACGTTCTTTGTATAGTTCTTTAATATATTCATACTCAACTTCAAAAACGCCATTTTTATCATTGGTCTCTTTTAATAACTTTTTATACTTATCATTAAGTTCAATGATATGTAAATATTCGTCTTTTGTATGTCTACGCCCATTACGACATGAGTTAGCAAAGTCAAGTATTTCCCAACGAATGCGGTCTTTTTCATCTTCTTTGCGTTGTTTACCTAAAGTGTCTATATCTTTTGATAGGTTGTTAATTTTCTCATTTAAACCACCGATTTGATTACGTAAATCTTCATTGGCTTTGTTCCCAATCCATTTAAATAAAGCTGTCCATGGGTTAATTTTAATTGGCGTAAATTGAATAAGTGCCGATAGTCCAACAAGCACAGCGATTATATTTTGGCCGCACCATTCTAATATTTGCTGCATCGTCACCCTTGTTTCACCTCCATGGGCTTTATGCCCTCTGGAGTTAAGTAATAAAAAAAGGAGAGATTTTATTTAAAATCTCCCCTGTCAATAAAGTATTTTATTCTTTTATCAATTTCATTAGCATATTTAATTGCATCACTTTTATTTTTAAATTGAACACGAATATGACGCTTTACATAAGGATTGGGTTGAAAGGTAGCATTATATTCTTTATTTAAATAATGATAAAAATCTTGCGGCAAAAGTCCAAATAAGCGATAGAGAATATTTATATAACTGCCGCCAGAACAATATGGTTTAAATAGATTGATAAAGTCATGAGTAAAACGAATGTAATAAGTATCATTTTCATACGTATCAATCATAGTGTATGTCATCGACCAAACTCCTTTAACCACGCATTATAACTTGCCTGTTCTTCCTTGGTTAGTGTGGAGAAAGTTAGAAGTGAATTGAAGTCAATTTCTTCAATAGGTTTTGCCGCGGATTCGTGCGGCAATTCTACTAATTCTTCAACAACAGATTTAGCTTCTTTTACATAGCGAGATACCGTTGTGGCGGAAATACCCATTTGTTTAGCTACACCAGAATAAGTGCCGATTTGTTCATAGAGAGTAAGCATTTGTTCAATCTGGTCTTTTGTGATTTTTTGAGCCATCTGATTATCTCCTTTCTGATTATATTATAGCAGAGATTTGTGGAGATGTCAAATGGAAAAATTTTCTTGTAAATTTTCTAAAAATTTTAAGAAGGCGGTTAAAAAGGTAATACGTGCGGTAATTCCTTTAGAAACTGCATTTGCTTCAATCGGCCAGTCACGAATTGAATATCGTCCTTCTTTATGCTGTAAATAATTACTAATTTCGCTGTCAGCCTTACTTGTATCAATTTCTACTTTTGCAATATTGCCGCGAGTAGAAATATCTTGATATCCCATTTCTAATGCATCAGCAACAAATGAAAGAACCATTGAGCCGGGAATATAGATATCATTTATTAAATATAAATGAATATTTTTAACTTGTGATTCGCGATTTAATTGATTGACAGCAGAATCTGCCAATTCTTTAGCCATATTTTGAGCGTCATCAAACATTAACATGCCCGCAAATATTGCAAAGTAATTCTCTAATGAATCTTTTAAACCGCCACCTATGGCCATTGAAGATAGATTCAATACTAAAGAATACATTGTATTGCGGTCAAGTAAAGTTAATCCATCTACTATACCACTAAACGTATATAGTTGATCTAACAGTGTTAAAATATTTAATTCGCGGCCGTGTAATTCAGATACTTTTCCTTCTTCTATTCTTTGATATAATTTTAATGATTCATGATAAATAAATAAATTATCAGGAATATTTAATTGTTTTAATGCGCTATCTAATTGTTGAGTAATTCTTTCTAAGTGTTGATTCATTTCAGTATATTTTTTAGATAAATCGGTCATTCGATTTTCGTGTTGTTGTTTTGCAAAATTTTCTAATTCTTCTCTTACTTGTATAACTGATTCATATAGCAAATCACGATATTGCGGATTTATTGTACCAGTGATACCACCAATTGAAATTACATCTGCCGCGGCGCTACCGCTAACTTTGCCTGTAAATTGATCACTAATTATTGATTGTACATATTCGTAAATTGTTCCGTGTCGATTATTTTTAGGGTTAGAGGTAGTCCAAGTTAAATATTTTAATTGTTCTTTATATAATTTAGTATTTTTAAAACCCTTACGTAAATAATTATCTATTGTATTATTGCGTTGTCGAGAACGTTCGCGGACTTTTAATTGTTTTTCTCGTTGACGCCAAGCTTCAGTTTCTGGTTTAATTTGTTCAAATCCCATTCCTTTTTCTAAATCAGTTAAAATTGTTTCTGCTTCTTGATTTTCTTGTCGCATTCGCTCTAAAAAATTGGTAGAGGTAGCGTCTGTAATTGTTGTGTATTGTTCAAATAATTGTTCTAATTCATCCTTAACGTCATCTAATGTTTGATTTTCTTTTAAATGAGTTTGTAGATAATGTTCAAAATCAATAGTTAAGGCTACTAAAAAAGCAGGAAAGTGAGTTTTTGCGGTTAAATTGTTTTTCGCATATTGTTCGGCAAATTGAATTAAAAGTTTTTGCGTTTTTGCTGAAAAACTATTTTCTTGCTCTCTTGCTTTTGTATCAATGATATTTCGTAAAATGCCATCTATATCACCAGCTACGCGAAATAAATATTGATCTGAACGAATGTTGTTTCGATTTTCATTCAAAATTTGTTTTAAACGATTAGAGTAATCTGTTAAATTAGAACGAATTGCATTGATGCAAGTGGTTAAATCTTTATAGAAATCAGTCAAATCTACAGATTCAGGGTCGTTCATAAATTGTTGTAATTTGTTATAAATATCATTAAAATCTTTATTGTTCAATATATTCGGCGGCAAATCTCTTTGAAGTTGATTTAAATATTGCTGCACAATTAACACTTCTTTACGGCGCTCATTTGCGGCAACACTTTTTAAAAATTGAATGGCACTTGTAATAACTTCGTTATTGTTCTGTTCATTTATATTGAATATGCTTGAAGCTGGGTCAATTAGATTAGTCATAACGTCATTATATAACTGTATTTTATGATTATTTAAACTAATGTTTTGCGTGCTTTCAATTAAATCATTAAAATATACGAATCGCGCCGCAGCTCTATATCTTGGTAATATAGTATTAGGAAAATGTCGTTTCATACAAATCCTCCATATAAAAATAAAACCCGCAAAAGCGGGTTCTTAAATTTGGCAGGCGATGCAGGTGACGCTCCTGCGCATCATGGGTCAAAGCCATGCACACTTCTGTTATGTTAATCGCCTATATTGGAGCGGATGACCGGTGACGATCCGGCTACTGCGGCTTGGAAGGCCGCCATATTACCAACTTATACGACATCCGCTTATGGCTGATATTCTTGTATATCAATGCCATTTTCTCTAAACCATTTCTGTATTACAACTCTTTCACTACAAGGATTATTTGGTGCTTCATATACAATTAAAATAATTTCAGGTTCTTCTTTAAATCCTAAATCTTCTTGAACCTTTCGCGCAATTTCTTCAAATTTAGCAACGATTTCATTAAAGTTTAAACGCTTTAGTTGAATGTAATAATGTTTAAGAAATAAGCATTCCTCGGGCGTCATTAAACATTTTTCACGACCACGACAATCATTTTTACAAATAGGGCCAGGAATGAAGGGATTCGCGCGAAGTCCAATTAAGCGCCCTTCGCTATCAATATGCTCGTTACGAAAGAATGCTGGATTCCACATCGCGGTTGAAAAAGCAAGTTGATTTGGCTTGAAGTGGCGAATTTGTGAGAAATATGATGTGTAAAATTTCATAATAATCCTTTCTAAAATAACGAAGCGGTTTTATTGATTATTGCTCTACCTGTTGAGCTAATAGCCCGATGGGCCATATAGGAATCGAACCTATGACACATAATTTCTTGTGTAATTGCTGTAACCGCTTCAATAAATAACAAAGCCTTTTAAATATGAAGGACTTGAACCTTCTCTCATTTTGTAAGCAGCAAAATAATTTATCCATTAAAAGTATTGCTGTAAAGGCTTTTAAATATGGAGGCCCATAGTGGAGTTGAACCACTCTGACGCGGTTATGGCGCGAAACTGAAGTCTTGCACTTCACGAGGACTTAATTCTATTTCGCACAGCCGCGCGCAATTCCGATTTGCGAATGGGCCAAATACTAGGCGCAGAATTTTAATTGTATGCTTAAATTAAATTTGTTCATAAAATTGCTGTTTACGCCTAAAAATACGAAGTTGCTGTGCCAAATCACTTCACTTAAATGTCGATTTTAATAAAATTGCTGTAACAACTTCTTACTAACACGTACTACACATTCTCAGCCTGTAGTCGGCATTCCAATCCCGCATCAATAAAGGATTTGAACCTTTATGCACGCCCTACACGAGCGCTGTGTTACCATTACACCAATTGATGATAAACAAAGCGGTTTAATATACATATCAATAGCCACATGTAAATCAAATAGATTGCTGTAACCGCTTTTCTAAAATAATTATAACATGAATTTGGGGAAAAGTCAAATATTTATTCAACATATTCCCAATGAAGTTTTTCGCCAGTTTCTGGATGCTTGCCTGCGGATTTATAAGAACCATAACCACGACAATAATCTCTAATTGGACTGCTGCTCTTTAAGCCGCACCATTTTGCCGCTTCTTGTGTAGAAGAAAAAATTTGTTGAGTTTCAATACAACGAATTAGCTTACCGCTTGGCGTAGCGACCGGTGACATTTTTTCAACTTTTTCCTTGCTCCATTGATAACCATATGCAGTGCGATGTAAGTTACCCCTAAAACATTCACCTATATTTTCTGGATATTTTCCATTAACCGCTTTTGCCGCGGCCTCAAGTGTAGGATAAGAAGCAATATATTCTCCTAATAAAGAATATTGATGAATTTCAATAGGTTTTCCAAAATATTTTAATTGTTCATCCGACATTGCTAAAAGCTGTCTAAAAGGAGCATTATATCCACAACTACGTTGATGTGACGAAAAAGTATTGAAATCTTTATAACCTCTTAATCGATTATTTACGGTTGTTTTAGAGCATCCAACTATTTCTTTTATTTCTCCAGAGGTATATCCTTCATCCCATAAAGTTTGAATTAAATTCGGGTCATAAATCCAACTATCTTCACCTTGGCCGCCTTTGGTGGAATTATACCCATTATTATATGAATTATAATATTCTATCCAATAACGTTCGCGTTCATCTAATTTTTCTTGATTTAATTCACATTCTTCAATTACTTCAAAAGAAAAATTTTCTACGCCATCTTTATAGATTGCTGGATATAATCTACCTTGCGGTGTATTACGTTTGCCTTCATAAATATGTTGTATCCAACGAATTTTAATATCAATACTTTGACCTATATAACATTGGTTATTTAATTTATTAGTGATTTTGTAAATTCCTACCATATTATCAACTCCTATTTGATAAATAAAAGGCTGAGTGATAGGAGCACTCTTATCTCGTATCGGTAGCTAACCGTCCGCTTCCCAATTTAATGGTAGCCCTCGTCAGATTTGAACTGACAGCCCGAAGGTACAGATTTTGAATCTGCCGCGTGAACCAATTTCGCCAGAGGGCCAAAATATTACTTCTATGTCATTTTTAGCGTCGGATGAAGTAATAACAATAGACGCGTGGTGGCCATTATGGGATTCGAACCCATACTACAGGGATTTTGGTCGTAAGTACAAGTGATGACCTTGTTTCGCTCTGGCTACTCACGTAAGTCCCTTGACTCTGCCAAATTGGTCTAAATGGCCATAAATGACGATTGTTCGTTATCGCCAAACGTTGCTGATATTATATTGGCTGTCAGCCCCGACCTTATGTAAATATTATAGTACGATTTTGACTAA